AGGGTGTTTTATATGGTTTTATTCCAAACCTTGATGATATAACCTATGGGGAAAATAAAGACGTTACAGCTTATATAGGCGATTGGGGAAATATGCATAAGGCAATGGCTGTGCTATTTAGACCAATCACACAAAAGCAAGGCTCTAAGTATTTAATAGAAGAATATGAAGGAAGCCATAAATATAGTGAGATGATGAAAAACATGCCACTAGATGTAGTACTTGGATCGATGGTTTTTTTTTGGAATTTAACAAACGCCTTGCTGAAATCTATACCGAATTATTTGGAAACGGAACTTCAAACGGAACAGATGCAAGAAGCGGTTTCGCTCGCAAGTGGGGAAGTTATAGCGAACTATATAGTCTTGCTCAAGGAAACATTACAAGATTTACAGAAGTTACAAAACTACCCCTTCATCAATGCTTAATGTATTTAGCTTTTGAGAAAGAGAAAGCAGAGCTAGAGGGAAATATGATTAAAAATAAAATAAAATAATATGCAAGGATTTTACAATTTAACAAACAAGATAAGAGAGACACTACAATTAGATGCCTTTGTTAATACAGTAACCTACGGAGACATATTCGAAGTTGACTTAAATAAGCAAACTATATTTCCACTAAGTCACGTAATGGTTTCTGGTGCTACTATGCAAAGCAATGTATGGAATTTTCAAGTATCTGTTTTATGCATGGACATAGTAGATGAGAGTAAAACTTTTCCAGAAGGTATACCAGCAGATTTTAGAGGAACTAGCAATGAGCAAGATGTGCTTAACACTCAAATGGCTGTAGCAAATAGATTGCTAGAGTTATTACTTAGAGGAGACTTGTATGTAGAAAAATACCAACTAGACGGTAATCCACAACTAGAGTTTTTTGTAGACAGATTTGAAAATAAGTTAGCTGGAGTTACTGCAACTTTTAATGTGTTAGTTCCTAATGATATGACTATATGCTAAATAATTTAAAAGCTGAACTACAAGCTATGGGCAAGTATGTAGTGCAACAATCAAGAAGCAACTTGAGTAAAGACGGCAAAGGAAAAGGGGAATTATATAATAGTATTAAATATAAAGAAGATGAAACTGAAGAGGGTTATTCTATAAAATGGATAATGGATCAATATGGTGCATTTGTTGATCAAGGAGTAAGAGGAAAAGACCCTAGTAAAGTTTCTCCTAATGCAAAAATAACAGGACAACAAGCTGCAAAATCTCCGTATAGATTTGGAAGCGGAAATTATAGCGGAACATGGGATTCTTTTCAAGGAAAAATTAAAGCATGGGCAAAGCAAAAAAACATAAGATTAAGAAAATATAAAACTGTAAAGGGGAAAAGAGTATCTACTGGGCAATTTGAAACGGGCAATTATAATAGCATTGCATATATAATATCTAAGAACATATTTAATAGAGGAATAGCACCAAGTTTTTTTTTTACTAAAGCCTTTGACAACTCTTTAAAAAGATACCAACCATTATTATTAGAAGCAATGATAGAAGATATAATAGAATTAACAAAACAAGAAAATGGCAAAAATTAATGTAAGAAGTCCCTACTTCATAAATCATACAGCATCCAATCTAACAAGTGCAACCCTAGAAATAGTTATATATTTTGGGGCTGCAAATACTTCTTTTGGAACTCCTCAATATACTTTAGTATCTACAGCTATAGGCGCAAAAGTTAATTTTGAAATAGCAGAGCTTATTAAAGATTATATAGATACAGAATTTGATGGAGCTTTTCCATCTACTCCAGTTTCTGTAACAGAAGCAACTACAGTCTTTGTAGATTATAGAATAACTCAAACTACTACTAGTGCTACTACAGTTCTAACGCCTGTGTATGCAGAGCGTGCTTTTTATGGTTATGGAAAATTTGAAGATGGAGCTAATCCACAGTTAGCAGTAACCCCATTGCAATCTAATACAACTATACTTAGAAACAATAATGAGGTGGTTACTATACCAGTTGATAATACTCTTTTAACTAAAGTAGAATGGTCTTTAAATGGAGCTGTTGTTTTAACTACAACTCCTTTAAGTAACCCAACTATTCAAGACCAGATTTTATATACACAAAATTTAAATGGAGGTTCTAAAATAGATGTAGATAGTGCTAGAGTATTTCCAACCGCTGGAGCTTCTACTATTATTAATATTATAAAATATGAAAAATGTAAGTACACTCCTTTAAAGCTAATCTTTATAAATAAGTTTGGAGCATACCAAGAGATATGGATGTTTGCTAATTCTATATTAAGCATGTCTACAACTGAAGAAAAGTATAAGTCTAATATTCTAACTAACGGAACTTATAACTCATACGATCCACAAATTAAACTACTTACTAAAAATGGTAGTCAAACGCTAAAGCTAAATAGTGATTATTACCCAGAGTCTAACAATGAAGTCTTTAGACAATTGTTTCTAAGTGAGAAAGTTTGGATAGACTATGAAGGCAAAACTTTAGGGGTTAATATAGAAAGCAAACAAATCACGTATAAAACAAGTCTTACTGATAGTTTAATAAACTATACAATAGATGTAAGCTTTGCCTTTGATACAATTAACAACATTAGATAGATGCAAACAGTAGAACTATATATAAGTAATACAAGAGTTGATTTGTTTAAAGATGAGAGTCTAACAATAACAGACACAATAATTAATGCTAAAGATGTAGCTAAAGTGTTTACTGCCTTTAGTCAGCAATTCAGTCTACCAGCAAGTTCTACAAATAACCAAATCTTTAAGCATTACTATAATTTTGAAATTAGTGGAGGCTTTGATGCTAGAGTAAGAGTATCTGCTATACTTAAACTAAACGGAGTTGATTATAAGATTGGTAAAGTCAAGCTTAACTCTGTAGCGATGAGAGATAATAAAGCATACTCTTACAAGGTTGTTTTTTATGGAGAAACAATTGCTTTAAACACAATACTGGGAGAAGAGAAGCTGTCTAATTTAGATAGTCTTGATCCTGAAAACTTACTTTACAATGCTCAAAACATTAAAGATTATCTACAGCTTGATCCTGACGTAGCTGGTAATGATCTTATTGCGCCTTTAATTACACATACTAAAAGACTGTACTACGATAGTGTAGAGCATGCTGCTAATGATCCAAGAGGTACAGGAAATTTATATTATCATGGCGGCACAGCCGATTATCATGGCGTATTGTTTTCCGATTTAAAATATGCTATTAGAATACATAGACTTATTCAAGCAATTCAAACACAGTACCCTAGTATTGTTTTTAGTAATGATTTCTTTAATACTACGAACGCTCCTTATCACAGTTTATTTATGTGGTTGCATCGTAAGTCTGGAGATGTAAGTAATGGAGATCAAGTAGATAGTTTTCCTAATTCAGTAACAGGCTGGACTTCAGGAGCTCAAGGTGTGTGGTCATCCATGACAAGCGCATCTACCTTAACTGTTAATACTGAATTTGACGCATACATTAATATTAATACATTATTGCAATTATCTATAGGAACTGCCGATAATACTAACTCTTATCAAGTAGAAATTTTTAGAAATGGAGTAACTTTATTTCAGGGAACTTTTACAGGTCCAAAAACTTTATCTAGTAGTTTAGGAGATTTTGGTGCTACAAGTGGAGAATATACAGTTGTGATTACTGTTACAACAACCGCAATTATTTTTACTTCTTGTACATGGACAGTTAAAAATCAAGAAACCCCAAGTGATCCAGTAGAAACAGATACTTTTCAATTAGCTTCTTCATTTACAGCAGATACTAATTTTGAATTTATTGTAAAACTACAAACCCCAGACATTAAGATTATAGACTTCTTAACAGGCTTGTTTAAGATGTTTAATTTAATTGCATATGTTAAAGCGGATGGCTCTATATATGTAGACACTTTAGATAACTTCTACGCTACTTCTACCACTTACGACATCACAAAGTATGTAGATGTAAAAACAAGCTCTGTAGATGTTGCTTTGCCATATAGGGAAATCAAGTTTAAATATGAAGGATTAAAAACTTTCTTAGCAGCTCAATACGAACAGTTGCAAGTTCGAGAATGGGGAACAGAATACTTTAATAATGATACAGATAATTTAGATGGTGGAATTTATGAAGTCAAGCTACCATTTGAACATATGCTATTTGAAAGGCTTGTAAACGTTTCCGATACATCAGGACAGCTTCGAACAACAGCACAATATGGGTATAGCGTAAATGATAATCAACAATCGTATATAGGTAAACCATTATTGTTTTATCCTATTTTAAAAAGTGGAGCAGGTACTACTTCAATTTCTTTTTTACCAACAACAACTTCAAGAGTACAATTAACTTCTTATGTAATTCCTTCTAACAGTCTTTCCTTAACTGCTTCTACAAGTACAGCAAATATTAATTTTGGTAATATGGTAAATGAATTTACTGGTATAACAAACTTTACAGGAACACTATACAAGAATTACTATAGTACTTATATCATAAATCTATTTTTAGAAAGCTCTAGGATTGTAAGAGTAACTGCATTTCTACCATTAAGCATTGTGCTTAATTATACACTAGCAGACATCTTAATTATTAACGGAAAACAATATAGAATTAATAGCTTAAATATTAACCTGATTAATAATAAAAGTCAGATAGAACTTATAACAATATGATGATATTAAAATTATTAAACGTAGATGAGTTTTATGCAGTAGATGAAGCTATAGAAATAGCAAAAGGAAAAAACAAATTACCTGAATCATTAAAGGAAGGGTACAAACAAATAAAACGAAATAGGAGATGGCAAATACAGTAGTAATAAATGTACAGGCTAATACAGCAGGGGCAACAGCAGATATAACAACTACAACTGTTGCTGTAGATAACTTAACTCAGGCTACGGAAAAGTTAGAAAATGCAAATCAAAAGACTGGAAGCTCATTTGAGGATGTAACCAAAAACGGTGGAGCTATTGCTATACTGGATCAATTAACTGGAGGTCTTGCTTCTAGGATGAGGGATACTTTTGAAGCTACTAAACTATTTAATTTTAGTTTAAAAGGTATGCGTACTGCTATAATTGCAACTGGTATTGGTGCGCTTGTGGTTGCTGCTGCTTTACTTGTTTCTTATTGGGATGATATAGTAGGATTTTTTAGTGGTGCTACTTCAGAGTTAGAAAAACAGAAAAAAGAATATGAGGAAATTAATAATAAATCTTTATTAAAAATAAAACTTTTAAAACATGAAAGGGAAATACAAAAAAAACTTGGTAAAGGTGTTGAAGACATTAACAAAGAATTAGAAAAAGAATTACTAGTCAGACAAAAAAGTGTGGCTCTAAGGTTAAAAGGTTTAAAAGATATTCATGAAAAGACAATGCAACAACTGGCTGAGCAGGTAAAAGCATCAAAAGATTATGGCTTAGTAGGGAGTATGATTCAAGCTGCTGAAGCTAAATATCTTGAAAAACACGCTGAAGACATAGAAGCAATTAATACGTTAACGGCAGATCAACTAGCAATAGAGCAAGACCTTGCTACTATACAAGGTATTAAGATTGAGGAGAAAAAGAAAGAAATTGAAGAGAATAAAGCATTAGCAGAATTAAAAAAGACAGAGCTAGAGGAATTAAGAGTGGCGCAGATAGACACTCAAAAAGAAATTAGAGAAGAAGAATTAAATCAATCCGATTTAAAATATGCTGCTTTATTAGAAAAAGCAAGAAAATATTATGAAGAGGATTCAATACAAATAAAAGAACTAGAACGCCTACAGCAAGATGCTACAACAGAGTTAAATTTAAAACATCAAACAGAAGATAGAGAAGCCTTTTTAACAGCAGAACAAATAAAAATACAAGATCAGATTGATGTAAATAATCAGGTAATTAAAAATGCAGAAGACTTAGCAGCAGAAAAAAAAGTAATAATAGACAAAGAGTTAGCTGATCAAAAAGTTAAAGCAGATGCAACAGAAGCAATAAGAAATGCAGAGCAAGACAATATAGCAAATGGAGTAAATGTATTAGCAAAATTAGCCCCTAAAAGTAAAGCTTTACAAGCTGCTGGTATTATTGCATCAAATGCTGTAACAATAGCAAAAATAATACAACAAACAACAGCAGCAAATACAGCAGCAAAATTAAAATATGCTTTAATTCCTGGTGGTACTGCTTTAGCAGCAGCAGAAATTGCAGCTAATAAAGTCTCTGCTGGGGTAAATATAGCTACATCATTAGCAGCAACTGCTCAAGGACTTTCAGCATTAAAAGCTGGTGGAAGTGCTGGTAGTTCAATTTCATTACCAAGTGATAATGGTGGTGGCGCAGAAGCACCAGCATTTAATATAGTAGGTCAAGGGCAAGGCAATCAAATTGCTACAGCTTTAGGACAACAACAACAAACTCCAATACAAGCATTTGTAGTTTCTCAAGACGTTACTACTGCACAGAGTTTAGAGAATGGAATTATTCAAGGAGCTACTCTAGGAGACTAATATAACAGAAATCAATAAAAGATGTTTATTAAAAAAGAACTATGGAAATAATAGAATTAGTAATAGATGAAGAAAGTGAAGAGTACTCAGGAATTGAAGCTATTTCAGTAGTAGAATCTCCAGCTATAGAAGAAGAGTTTATAGCTCTTAAAAAAGAGGATCAAGTACGACTTGCAGAAGTATCTAAAGAGAAACGCTTACTTATGGGAGCTGCTCTTATACCAGACAAACCGATCTATAGAAAATCAGAAGATCATGAGTTTTATATCTACTTCTCTAAAGAGACTGTAGTTAAAGCTTCTCAGATGTTTTTACAAGCTGGTAATCAAGGACAGGCTACAATGGAACATGCTACTGAAAAGCTAGATGGAATGACTGTAGTAGAATCTTGGATAGTAGAAGATTTAGTACATGACAAAAGTAGAAAGTATGGTTTAGATATGCCTTTAGGTACATGGATGGTTTCCATGAAAGTAGATAATGATGAGGTTTGGAATAACTATGTAAAGAAAAATAAAATCAAAGGTTTTAGTATAGAGGGATATTTTGCCGATAAGTTAAGTAGACCAAAGGATAAAATTAATGACATATACAGCGAAGATGATAAACTACTAAAACAAATAAAAGATGTACTCAAGGAATCAAACACCAACACCAAGTAGAACGTCCCCAGTAGGTGGCAGAAGAGGATGCCTATGCAAAGACAATACTTATAATTCTAAATGCTGTAATGGCGATCTACAGAATCAAGGCATAGGAGCAACAACAGGACAGAATGGTTGAATTTACAACAGCAAAGTCTTTTTGTTGTTTATTAAAAAAGTAATTAATTAATAATTATATATATATGAACTCAAAAGAAACTTTAAACAAAGTTAAAACTTTATTGGGTTTAGAAGTTAAGTTAGAAGAGAGAATGCTAGAAAATGGCACTCGATTCGAAGCGGATGCTTTTGAAGCTGGTAGAGAGGTTTTTATCGTAACCGATGAAGACGAAAGAATTGCTGTTCCAGCAGGAGAATATCTTTTAGATGATGGCATGATGCTAGTCGTTGAAGAGGATGGTCTTATTGCTGAAATGAAAGAAGCAGTAGAAGAAGAAGTAGAAGAAACTGTTGAAGCACCAGTTGTGGAAGAGGTTGAAGCTGCTGAAGAAGCTGACGTTCAAGACTGGGAAGGCATGGAAAAAAGGATTAAAAACCTTGAAGATGCAATAGCTGACTTAAAAGCGGACAAGGAAAACAAAGTAGAAGCTTCAGAAATTGAAGTAGAGTTATCTGCTCATACTCCTACTGCTATTAAGCACAATCCAGAAAGCAAAAACGAAGTAGAGCATAGAAGTTATGCTCAAAACAGACCGATGAATACTCAAGATAGAGTATTTGCAAGATTATTTAACAACAACTAATATTTAAAAATTAAAATTATGTCAAAAAGAACAGACTTAGCGACTACTGTAACTATCACTTCAACTTATGCTGGAGAGTTCAGCTCGAAATACATAAGTGCAGCATTATTGAGTTCATCTACTATTGATGATGGAGGAGTTACTGTAATGCCAAACATTAAGTACAAACAAGTAATACAAAAAGTAGAAACTGGAGATTTAATAGCAGATGGATCATGTGATTTTGCAGCTACATCTTCTGTAACGCTTTCAGAAGTAATATTACAACCAGAAGAATTTCAGGTAAATTTGACTTTGTGTAAGTCAGATTTTATTTCAACTTTTGATGCGATACAAATGGGGTATAGTGCTTTTAATCCTAACGGATTACCAACTTCATTTGCTGATTATTTAATTGGTTATGTAGCTTCTAAAGTAGCAGCTGCTAACGAAGTAAATATTTGGACTGGTAACTTAGGTGGCGCACAAGCTGGAGAGTACAATGGATTTGAAACTTTAGCGGCTGCGGATGCAACTGTTGTAGATGTAGCTGGAGCTGTAGCTTTAACAGCTGTAAACATTATTGATCAAATGCAAGCTACTGTAGATGCTATTCCAAACACATTATTTGGAAAAGAAGATTTAAAATTATACGTATCCAATAAAGCTGCTAAATTATACATTAGAGCTTTAGGAGGATTTGCTTCTCAGCTAAATGTAGCTGGAACTGAAAACGTATCTTCTAAAGGTGGTGCTGGTACAGATAACAGAGGAACACAATGGTATGGAGGAG